TGACCAATGGGGCCAGTGGGGCCAGTAATTGCGAAGCCGGCGGGGCCGGTAGGACCGGTAGTGCCGCCGGTAGGGCCGGGGGGGCCCGAAGGAGCACCAAAACCACCAGTCGCGAACGCGCCCACGACCTGAGCAAGAATCAGGCCGCGTTGCGAACGGTCGTAGTTGAAGCTTGAAGTGATAGTCACGCAGTTCTCCTACCCCGCGACGGATACACGAGGTAGGTAAAGAATTAGCTACCGCGTCGTATCCGCTGCTTATTCGAGGCTTTTACGCACTCGGCGCAGTGGCCAGTCTTCGTGTACCGGATGGCCAGATGGCCCCGTTTACAAGGGATTCCGGTGTAGTAGAACGGCGAATTGCCCCTCTTAGCAAAATGCCTTGACACTAGGATTTTTTTGCCCATCGACGGTCCAGAAGGGGGGGATATTTGCGACAGCATCGGGCGGGAGAGTATAGGGCTGCGGCACGTAAGAGACCTGACGCCGGGTAGAGTGCAGGCCTGGTAGCCCAACATTCCGGTCGAACTCTTCCGCGCCAGGGAGCGGCGCGACATTGTTGATGTCATATGTGAAGTCCTCTTCGCCCAACTGCTCATGCAGCCACCCCAATACTTCCAGAGGGCGCGAGACAAGGCTCTCAAAATCAACTAGCAGCAAGTTCGGCGCATACGCTCCATAATAAGCTTCGCGCAGGCAGTTGAAGCTGTGCCCTAAAACGTTAGCGGGATCCATGACGGTCTGGACCCGTTGGTACACGTTCGTGTTGCCAACTCCGATGATGCGGCTCACCTGAGTTGGGTTGCGTTGAAAAATTCGTTCGAAGCTGTCCAGGATGAGACGAGGATCTCGGACGGTGATGATAATACGAGACCCGGGGAATATTGCGTGGAGTAGCGCCATGTTGGCAGTCCACCGGCGATTATTATCAAATACCACGCCGTCGAGGGAGGTAAGCTCATTGATCTTGTCATAGTAGAAGCCATAAAATAGTCCTCGCAGCATACGCTCGCGCTGCTCTTTCGTCGTCAGCAGCGCGCCTTCATTAAAGGTCGGTCCGAGCGCCTCGATCGCCGTGGTTACAACCTGTGCCAGAGGTGTCTGGAAAGAAGCCGAGAAACGTGGGTTTTGACAGAGAATAGCCGCCAGAAGGGTGGACCCGCTTCGAGGAAGACCCGAGATGAAGTGTATCATTTGATTCTCGCTGAGGAGAGCATGGCACTTGTGATGATTTGCATACGTTCACTGGGGACCTTCCCGCGCCGTGCAGCGCGCATGAGTTTGCGTAGCCCGCTACGACTATCAATTGTCACCACTCCCTCGAAAGGTGCGGCACGTGGATGACGACGGCCCATACGGGCTCGATATTGATGCGTGAACTTGTATCGGCTCATCCAGGTCCAGGGGAGACCGGCTTAGCTTGTGGTCCTGGCTGATTGCTTAACGCATTTGCCACTTGAGGTCCACCCTGCGCCGCGATCGGGCTGGGCTGGTTGCCCTGCGCCTGCCCTGCGGCCCGCTGCAACCCACCCGGCGGCATCTGCGCGGGCGGCCCGGGGAGAGCACCTTGCGGCCCCGGCCCCGGAGGAGCAGCGCCCGGCTGTCCGACATGGGTGCCCGGAACGCCTACGCTACCGGGGGTGCCGATATGCGTCGGCATTCCCATCGGCATACCTTCTTGCTGGCCAAGACCGGCTGCCATCAACTCGGTGGTTACCCGGGTGATCGCAGCCTGCGCACCCTTCGTAACTGCGTCGTTGATTATCTTGGTCGGGAGGGTGCCCTGTGCGTTCTGCTGCTTGGCCTGTCTTTCCATCTGGTCAAGTTCTTGTGCGGACGGAACAAGATGCTCGCCATCAAGACCGATAGTCGCAGCCACAGCACGAAGAACAGCAGCGCGGCCTTTAATACCAACGATGTGGCTGTCCACAGGGTTATTAGTCGCTTGGAGGAATTCAACCTGACGCTGACGAATGGTCTCACGCTGTATCGCGACATCGACGCCCTCGACACTGATCTTCTCTTCGCCGGTCAGAAGACCGGTCGTGTCGGTAAGCATCACCAGGTCGGTCAGCTGTAGAAGCGCCGGCTCCATCACGTCGCGATCGATGTTTGCAGCGACAGTCTGCAGAATTTTGCTCGCGTTGCCCATCAGCATGGCGAGCCCAGAAGCTGTTCGGCCGGCTCCGCCAGAGCCAGCTTGTCCACCCACGTATTTCGGGATCGCTGATATGTCGTCCGCGATCGCCACGAACTTGTCGAAGGCGGCAATCATCGGCTCGGCATTCATGGTGGGCATGAAGAAGTCGATCGGAGCCTCGTTCGCCTGCGGGCTCAGCGGATCGGAACGAACGTGCCATCGCTTCCATGGGTACAAGTCTTCTCCGGTTTCATCGGGAGATAGCCGATCGTCTCTAACCACGACCTGAGGACCTGAAGCGATAGAAATGTTATTAACCAGGGAGCGAGCGGTAGCATTGGCCATCTCCTGCAGATCAAGCAAAAGGTCCGTCAACCCGTTACCCACGGGAGTGCCCGGTACCTTCTCAAATGATGTGATGAAATAGTTATGCCTTTGTCTCGGCGACGGCGCGAGATGCACCTTAATGACATGTGAACCGATCACATACGCTTCGATGTAGTAGTCGCGAATCGGGTCTTCCGTCGGAATACCGTACTGCTCCAACAGCTTGCCTTGTACAGATCCACTGTATTTAAGCATCGTAATCAGGAACGACCTGTTCCAAGCGGGGTTCTCGCGGTTTTCCAGGACTGCGCGCTCAGCGTCAGTCGTGTCCCAGTTATCGTAGTAGCCGCCCGCGCCGTACTGCTCTAGCACTTGGCGAACCTCATCAACGTTGTACCCAGGTAGGTCGAGCAGGTCGTTTATCTCCGCACGCGTCAGCTGCATGCGCTCAATCACCTCTGCGTTGGCGATGTCGGCAACGCCGGGTGTGAACCAGAGATCGAAGGGGGAAACGCGACACCAGGTCAGCTTGGGGATCTGTTGGATCTGCGGCTGTCCGCCGCCCTTCGGCCAGATGACCTCGGGCATGATTTTAACTTCGGGGCCCTTAATGCACGCAAAAGGGAAGATCGAAACGTCAACGAGGAATTCCGCGAGCGCGTGATAGAAGTTGCCCTCGCGCAGAATGTCCTCGATCTTGTCCTCGCTGTCGTGCGCCTGGTCGGTGGCGTCCTTCTTAGCCGCCATCCGGGCGCTGTCCATCAGCCCTTCGCGGCGCGACTGCTCCTGAGCGTTCGACGGTGGCTTACCCTGGGTCTGGCTGACCATGGTCCGCTCTTGCGCGAGGATCTGCGTAATGGCTTGGACGATGCTGTCATCAACAGTTGGGTCAGCCGGCGGGCGAACTTTCCATGGGCGATCAGGCCCGAGGTAGATGTCCCGCAGGAGCGACGTAGCGGCACGACACTTCTGAGCCACCACGCGAAAGTAAACTTCCGAACCCGAGAAACGCCTGATTTCATTGAGTTTATTCGCGTCGTATTGACCGTTGAACGTCCGCAACGCTTGGAGCAGGCGCTCGGACCAGCCGTTCGCCGTGTTGCGGTGGTTGCGGAAAATCTCCCACCGGCCACGGATGTAACCGGCTAGCTCAGTGGGGGTAGGATTCTGTTGCTGGGCATCTTGCGCCATGGCCTTCTGCTGGGCTTGCTGTTGAAGCTGCTGCTCCAACTGTGCCGGCGGAATGACCTGCAGCACGCCCTGCTGCCCCAAGCCCATATCACTCATTGAAAACCCTCGGAAACCTCGGGTCACGGTACACGAGAGCCGTTAACGACTTCTTTAGGCATGCAGCGACACAACGGCCTTGCGTCGATTTGCCCCCTTGTGCTAGGAAACCGCCATGAAAGCGCCGGAACCGGCTCTACTCGCGCTGATTGCCAGAGAATTAGCCACCGAGGCTTATACGCTTGAGCAAGTCCTCAAACGGTACGAACTCACAGCCGAAGACTTCGAAACGCTGTACGCCGCGAACCCGTATTACAAGCGCGTCCTTGAGGACTACACGAAAGAGTGGCACGCGCTCGGCTCGACCCACAAGCGCCTCGCCTTCGCCGCCGCAGCCGCGCTGGAAGAAAAACTCCCCGTTCTTGCTGACCGAATGGGCTCTCGCAGTAGCGAATTATCTGACGCCGTCGCAGCTGCTAAGCTATTTAGAGAGTTGGCCGGGATCGCAGCGCCAGCACCTAATACGAACGCTCAATCTGGTACCCCATTCTCGATTCAAATCAATTTTGGCGACCGCAAGGTTAGCCTTGAGACGCGCTCGGTCTCGCCGGGAGAATCACTCCTGGAAGGGCAGGCTGCGGGCCAAGCGATACCGACGGGAGAGCCCCCGAGCAGCACTGACTCACCACCGCTACAACACCTCTTGGAAGG